TGAAAAAGGTCAAAAAATACGGGAGAGTGTATTGATAGGGGGGGGTGGGGACCCCTCAATGGGCGTGGGTGGGGGGCGGTCGACCCAGGGCACGGCAACGAGGTAGGTGGTGGGGCATACATACTAACGGTCTAGTCCTGCCGTCTAGGCGCACGGTCTAGGGCAGGGCATGGGGTGGGGTACTCGGACGGTCAGCGGGTTGCCATCCTTCACGGGGTGCTACCGCCGAGACTGCGTCTCGTTGGTGTCGGGCTGTCGCGATGCGGTCAGCGTGCTTGCCGACAATGGGCGGTGGTTGGTGCGTGTCTTGCTTCGTATAGTTTCCGTCCAGGTAGCCCGGATAAGTGACTTCATATATTCGGGGGGTTAACACTTGACTCGTCGGTTCTGATGTGGTTCAATGTTGGGGTGAGTCTGTGCGGACTCTCCCGCTTTGGCGGTCAACTTGTAAGGGGTTCAAATGAATAGTCAAGTGATCTGGCAGAGGCGTTATGTCTCTGAGACTGACACATTCGAGTTAGTCGCTCCGCTGTTTGTTGGTAGTGAGTCTGAATGTATGGCGGTCGCTCCCGCTATTTACAACCTGATCTGTTCCTGGTCTGTCAATGACTGGCGCGAAGTGTGTGTAGATGTTTTAGACAATGCTGGTGACGCGTTTACGCCTGGCGATGTTGTGAGCGTTGGCGACTTCGCATGGTTTAGGGTTAAGGGTCGCAATTACGGGGTCTCGGGTGGTTTTATTTGGGGCGAAGTTGACGAGATCGTTAATGCTGGCGATTATCTAGAAGATGTCCGGTTATCGCGTGACGCTGTCGTTATTGGTGAAGCCTTCATGATTGGTAGCGATAGTGAAGCGTTAGAGCAAGGTTCTTGGGCTATGGATCTTTCAGAGTGTTCGGGTGTTGGTCGGGGGGTGAAGTGATGAAGCCTCAGATTTATTACGCGGTGTATGACTCATCAGAGGACTCTGATTATTACGGCTTTGAGTTCATGTATGAAGCCGTCGCTGAAGTCACCAAGTGGATCATTGACGGTTTAGATACTGACCTCATGAATAACCAGGGCGCAGAGTGGGGGCGGTTGTATGTCTGCTCGGTTGACGCTGAGTTAGTACCGGACGACGACGAAGATCTTGACTGTGAGTGGTCGCTATGGGATCTTGAAGATTCCGAGATTAGTTACCGCGATATCTTCTTGGAGTGGGGTGATCATGGCATGACCAATATCGGCGCGTCGTTTAGGGTAAATAGTGCGCCTGCTGCGAGTGACTCCGATCGGCTTGTTTGGATTGATTCACGCGTTAAGATTGCGCGCGAGTTGGTCGCGGGTCAGGGGTGGCAAGCTAGTTCCGAGATCTCTTGGTTGTTGGGTACGGTTGAAGAGTTCGCTGAGCTGTTGCGGGTTCATTTTGCGGGGGGTGAGTCATGAGACGCGATCGGTTACCCGTTCATAGTGCGCCAGGTGGGCAGGGTGTTTTTGTGTCGTGCAAGTGTGGCGACGTGTTGCGGTTCATGCTTCATAACGACGCGAAGACATCGCCAGCGGTGGAGATAAACGACAAGGGTTCGGCTAAGGCGTTAGTCCCTAATGCGTTCCCGTTGCCCGTTGGCCCATTGGATACGGGCGGGTCATGCGACGCGACTACGTCGGCGTGTATTGATTGCTACGCTGCAGGGTTGGAGAATCGTTACAGTGCTTTTGCTCGGGGTGCGTCGGTGAACCTGGCGAACCTTGAACACTTGAAAGCCTGCGGGGGTCAGTCGGCGGTTGTGTTGGCGTTGGTTGCCTGCGTTCGTCATTCCGAGATGGCACAGCGCGCGCGCGGTGTTGCGTCGCCGTGTTTTCGTTGGCATTCGGGCGGGGATATTTTTGCGACTTGGTACGGGCGCGCGATTCGTTCGGCGGTTGTTGCTACTTCGTCGGTAGATCATTGGATCTACACGCGCGACGCGGTCAAGGTTAAGAGCCTGTTTCCTGTTCCCGAGAATCTTCGGGTGATGCTGTCGGCAGACTCTGACAATGTCGTGAAGATGGCTCGCGCGGGTGCGCGGTTGGGTTTACCGCTTGCCATGCTTGCGGACGATGAACGGCACGCGGTCGCGTTGTGGGCGCGTGCGGTTTCGGTTGCTCCCGTTTTGCCTGGGGTTGTTTGTCCGGTGTCGGGCAAGTGGGCGCGCGATTCGTTCGGCGTGTCGGCTCATGTCGTCGGGTTAGACTTGGCTGGTCGGGCGCGTCGGTCGGCAGTTCGGCGTGGTTCGGCGGGTGTTGGGGCGTGTGTTGCTTGCGGTTTGTGTTTGCCTGGTGCGCCTGATCGCTCGGTTACCTTTCTCCTTCATGGTGGCAAGAATCGCGGACAGTCTGCGGGGCGGTTGGGTTCTGCGGTTGCGGTTCGGGTTCGTCGCGGGTTGGTGGCGTTGTGATCGTGTTTACTTGTTGGGTGTGTTGGATGTGCGCGCTCGTGGTGGTGTGCCGTGACTAGTCGGGTTGATCGGTTGCCATGTGTCGGGCTTGATCCGCTGGGGCATCGGTGCGGGTCGGGTTGTTTGCCGATTGTTGCGCGGGGGCTTCCGTTGGTTGCGGGTTACCGTTGGCGATATGGCTCTACGGCGCGCGGGTGTTGGTCGTTGTGGCTTGAGAAGATTGGGGGCGGGGGCGGTCGTTGGTTTGTTCTTGATCGCCCGGCTGCCGAGTCGGCGCGCGAGTTGGTCGCGGTAATCCATGCATACGCCCAAGGTGCGCGGGGTGTCATCGAATAGGGACGCGGACATACCGAGAACGAAAAGCCCGTGCCGATATGGTGCGGGTTTTTTGTTAGGTCTATTTCGTCATGACGATATGCGGGGGGTGTCATAGGTGCGGGCGTTTAATGGGTTTTGCAGCCAAATACCTCGCCCGGCATGGCGAGCTGGCCACAGGCGGTCGAACGGCAGAACCCAAACTGCGCTGGGTGTGGGTAGACAGCGTGCGTGATCGCAAAATATTTTCGCAATTGTGGATGGTCAGCGTGCTTTTGAGGCGAATAATTCCGAATTAGTGTGGTAAACATTGTTTATGGCTTCTGTTCGCTCTGTTACGGCTCATTTCTTGGGGGGTTACGCCTCAATTCATACTCGTAAGCGGTACAAGAAGGACATTGTCACCTGGCAGCGGTGGTGTGCTTTGGTGGACATTCATCCTTTGGATTGCACGGCGGTGAACGCTCAACTGTTTGTGGATTGGATGGCTTCGCAGTACACGTCAACGTCGGTTGCTTCGCGTGTTTGTGGGGTCGCTAAATGGATGGATGCGCTGGTCGAAGCTGGTGTTTTGAAGGTTCACGGTTTGCATTCGGTGAAGATGCCTAAGCGTGTCATCGTGCTTGATAGCTCAACTGTGCCGTCTGATGATGAGATGGTGCTGGTCATGTCAGCGTTCTCTAAGCGTGGGCCTCGGTGGGAATGGCTTGCTGCGATGGTCGCCTGGGGTGGATGTGACTGCGCTGAAGCTCTCCGGATTCGTAAGACGGATGTTCGGACATGGGAAGGGAAGACGCTAGTCACGGTGCGTTCTCGTCGAGGTAACAGGCGTGAGATCCCGGTTGACGGTCGTCTTGAGGTGTTGACTTTAGGTCTGACTGCGGTGTTCGCTGCGACTACGACACTTGGTGGGACGTTTGGTTCTAAGCACGCGACTGAGACGATCAATGATGTCGCTTCGGGTGCTGTTGGTCGTCGGCTTACGGTGCAGGATATGCGTCGGTGGGCTGTCCAGCGTCAGTTTCAGCGTGGTGTTCCTGTCCCGGTCATTGCGAAGTGGCTTGGACATACGAATGATCGGTATGTTCGGCAGACTTTGCGCCTACTCAATCCTGTGTCGCTGGTTAGCCAGGCTGATGTGATAGCTCAGATTGTGGTCGAACCTGATGGGGATCGGTTTGGGTCGGGTTCAGCACCTGACTCGGTTATTTAATATCTTCTTCAGCGATTGTGCAAAGTAATGAACATTCAAATGATGGTTCGTCGGAGTGGTTGCCTCGTTCAGGGTCAAGTTCATCTAAAAATACGGATTTTGATTCAGATCGAAGGATGGATATGTTGAGTTTGCGTTCCACTTGAGCCATGCGGTCAAAAGTGTCGGGGAAATCTTTGCGAATTTTATTCCAGTAACCCATGCCGCCCTTAACGCATCCAATGCAGTTGTTGTTGCGGTAGCCAAGTTTGTACATGGCAGGTAGTTCAATGCCTGCTCTTTCTATCATTGCGAGGCAGTCGTCTTTGGTAAGGCCGTATTCAATAAGCGGTGTGCGTAGATCTACTTCTATGTTTTGTTCTCTGAAGCGGTCTGCCCGGTGTTGTTCTTCGCTGGTGTAGCCAAATACATGGATGTCGTCGGGCAATTGGAAGTCTCGACGAACTTTCTTTTTAAGTTCTGCTGTACACATTGCTCCATATGGGGAGACTAGATATCCATGTTCAAATACTGCCCAGGTGTCAGCATATTTTTTGGATTTTAAGCGGACTATTGGATGCCCGAACCATTGTTCGCAGTCGTCTAAGAATCGTTTGTTGTCAGGGTGTTCTGATCCTGGGTCGGTGTATGCGATGACTAGGTTAGACGGATTTTGGGCAATGGTTAGTTTGGCGGCGATTGCGGATGCAGCACCAGCCGAGAACCATACGACGGTTCTGCTCATCTCGTAATCTTGCCGATGATCCACCACAGGATTGCGACACAAGTGGCTGCCAATCCTGCGAAGTAAATGACTTCAACTGTTTTATCCACGAAACGCTGCTCCTCAGGTGATAGTTGGTTCATTCCGTCTCCAGTACGGGTCGTAGTTGTTCGCCTACCCAGCGTGCTACGGGCGACGCTACACCATTACCGCATTGCTTGTAACGGTTGGTATCGGCTTGCTCTTTGCCGTCGGCCGTCCAGCGGGTGTGGTCGTCGGGCCATCCCATCAAACGCTCGCATTCCAACGGGGTTAGTCGACGTACTGCTAATCCCGGCGGTGCTACCGAAGGTGCTTGTTGACTGCTTTTAAGTGTTGGCGATGTGTCTTCAAAGACGGCCGCATTGCTACCAAACTGGGTATCAAATGAGTAGGTAACTTCTGCCAGCATCGGGGTGTTGCCACCACCCAAACCCATTTTTGCGGGCAATGTATGACAAATATCGTCGCCTACTCGCGGCCCGTCACGGTATGAATTCTCAAAGATGATTGGCTGTGCCACGAAGTCGCTACTATCTCGACCGATACGCAACGAACGGTGAATTCCGCTGTCGTCAAGCTTTTGGTTGTAGCCATCGTAGACAATGGGTTCGGCAATGAAGATTTGCGCGTGGTGTGACTGTGTTGATGGCACTAATCCGTTGAGGCATAGGGCGGTGTCTGTCTCGGTTGCGCTGAACGTGTTGGCTTTGGCATCTTCACGGATTGAGTATGCGACGGGAACAACAAGATCTCTTGCATCTTTGTGGTCGCACATTTTTATTGTTGACGCGATGTCGTCCTGGACATAATGACCAAAGGCGAGCATACGAAAAGTTTCTCCAGTTTCTGATTCTTCTTGGTCAAGTTGAGCAGTAACGAGTGTTTCTGAACCACCACCTAAGTCACCACCGGTTGATCTGAGAGTGCCGAAACCAATGACACTGAAGTCACCAAATGATGACGATGTATAAACTATTTCTTTTCCATCACCTGGATCAATGCTTGTCGAAGCAAATCGGGTAGCGTCTTTCCGCGCCTTTCTGCCCTTCGCAAAATCCCCTCGGCTGCCTTGGATGAGAGGTAGTAGCGGGTCGGGACATCTTTCGCTGGCTGCAGGACAGAAGATAGATACGAGAAAAATTCGACGTCTGCGCTGAGGCACTCCGAAGTATTGCGCGTCCAAGACGGCGTACTCTTGTGTAATCGCCCCGATGTCAGCCAAACTTGAGAGGACGACACCGAAGTCGGCTCCTTTGTTGCTTGACAAGGCTCCGGGGACGTTTTCCCATATGGTGGCTCTTGGGTAAATAGAGTTAGTTGCATCTCTCATCTCCTTGATGATTCGTACTGCTTCAAAGAACATTGATGATCTGTCTCCGTCTTGGAGTCCAGCTCGCTTGCCTGCTACTGATAGGTCTTGACATGGCGATCCAAAGATCAGCACGTCGCATGGTGGTAGGTCTGCACCGTTGACATCGCATACATCGCCCCATTTGGGAACGGTCGGCCAATGGTGGTGCAGGATCTTTTGGCAGTTCTTATCCCATTCGACCTGGAATACAGGCTCGTAGCCTGCTTGCTCCATGCCCGTGCCGAAACCCCCCACACCTGCAAAGAGTTCGCCATATTGCAATTTCATCGCCCGTACCTTTGCTGGTTCCAGCGGTCTTGCTGTTGCGCGTCACGGATTGATGTCATCACAGACAGTAACTGCTTCATGAGTATCGTATGTTCGTCCATGATTCGTTTCATGTTACGGGTTACCTCGGTCAGGTACTCGACCATGTCGTGTTGTGATTCGCGCACTACTGGGTCGCCCATACCGAAGTCGGGTCGGCGTGGTCTGATCTTGGGGCGATCATGGATTTGTGGTTGTGGCTGTTTGTTTGGTTCGGCGTGTGGATTTTCCATCAGTTGTCTCCTTCTATTAATTGAAATTCTTGTTGTAGATTTTCGTCAATTTGTATATCTAATCTTGGTTCGCTAGTTGCTGCGGCCATGCCATTTGTGCCTGGAAATATGTCATCAAGGCTGTCTTGGTTGTGATCGTAGACAAGTAAATCCAGGATCCAGCGATTGAAGTAATGAGGTTTTGCGCCGGGCAAACCTTTTTGTTTTGTCGCTGCACCTATGATCCAATCTCTTATCATCGGCCTCTTGGGATCTTTTTTAATAGTGCGCCATAAAACTGCTTCCCAAGAAAATTGCGTTGACGTTGGTCGAATCTGATGCCATGTTTTGCACCAACTCCCGACCCTAGTGTCTTCGGGGCAATGCGGAAGAATCCAAGCCAAGTCTCGTGGGTTACAAGATAATGCCCAACCGTCAGGATATTCGTTTGTAAGGCGATTAATAAGGTCAATGTGGGTTTGTTTGTCATCCCAAATGTTTGCTTCGGGATGGTGTACCCCATAAAGTTTTTTGCCTAGTTGATGATACGGCGGGTCGGCGTATGCAAACTTCATGTCAGCCTTCGTCGTTTACGAATAACTTCATGTAAGCATCTCGTCCCTTGTCGGTGATTGCACAGATGATGCGCTGGCGACCACGGTCATTGGCACGAGTCTCCCCGGTCGGCGCGATCCAGCCCAAAGCTCGTAGGTCGGATGCTCGACGGCGGATACCTTCATCGGCCAATGTTGCTGGTCGGCCCAGGAGCAGGCGTACTGCTTCTTCGTCGGTGACATCGTGCAATGCGTAGATGTCTAGTAGGCGGGCCGCACCGTTGGCACGGGACTTGGGTTCAATGCACGTTACGGGATCGTCTGCACGGACAGCAGGTGTGAATGGGATAATCATGACTGCCACTCACCGTTCTGTAGTTGCTCGGTGAATGCGAACTGGCGTGGCGTTGACAAATAGCTGATACCGCCACACGTCATGTATGCCAGTACGCCTGCATCGTTGATACTGAACGCAATAACTGAACGACGTCTGTAATCAAATGTGCCGTCGGGCTGTTCAATTTCCAACACGATCCTGGTTGGAATGTTTACTGGTTGCCATGTTCTAATCATTTTGGTATTTCCCCTTTTGTGTGTATTTGTTTTCTAGCTCTTGGCAGCGGGCGCACCGTAGATACCCCGTCTGCTTGTTAAAACTGTGCGGGATTGCCCAGGCTTCTATGAATTCTCCGCAGGTGTCGCAGTCGCCTTCGACGGGTGGTTCAAAGTATGAAGACCCCATGTCAATCCCATTGACTCTTGTAGTTACCACTAATGAATGGTGCTTCACGCTTGTGCCAGCAATCCCGGCATAACCATTTGCTACCGCCACCTGAAAGCTTAAGGTATACATGGGTCAACAGTTTGCGTTGTTCGCAGTCTTCGCACACTTCAGGCTTGTTCACTTGCAATATCCTTTGCTATCGGCCAGTCGGCAGTTGTGACTGAGTGCAATAAGTTGAGAACCTGGCGTAACGGCGAATCCGTCTCTAACGCTGTCGTCTTGGACAGGTAGTCGGCTTTCTCTACCTCGTACGCTTGCTGGCAGGCTTCGCATATCGGTAACCCTAGTCGCTTCTCCGAACGATATCCAGCATATGTTCCATGTTTTACTTTGGACTTTGCTTGGGCTTTGTTGCGTCGAGTTGCTTCGGCATTGGCTGCTAGACATTTGTCGCAATGCTTGAGTCCGTAACGCCATTCAGCTTTGTATCCACCGATAGTTCCGTGCTGAATGCGTTTTACTGCACCGTCCATACGAAACTCTGAACGTAGCGCACGACGTTCCTTTTCTGATGTGCCACCGAAGATGCCGACTACTTTGCCGGGGAGTTCCATCGCATACTGCAAACATTGTCCACGGACTGGACACGGTGGCTCACCGACCAGCTCGTACCGTTGCTTGTCACGGTTGAAACGCTTGTGCATCTTGCCGTTGCAAATCTCTTTAATCTCAGCGGTTGATTCGCCAGGTTCGGGCATAAAGATGTTCGGATCCATACCACGGCAGCGAGCTTGGCTGACCCAGTCTTGAACGGGAATGAAGTTGAAGGTAACGCTCTCGCCTGTCATGATTCGTCGAACTCCCGCCATGCTGAGACGCTGTCGCTCAATACGATTGCGTAGTCAACTGTCCAGTCGTTGTTCTCGATGGCTTGCGCTAGACGTTCACCACGGATTCGCAGCGCACGGTTTTCTCGGCGCAGTTCGTCTATTTGATCGGCGCATTGGATCAGGTGACGTGCCATCAGGTTGAGGTGGCCTTGCCGAGCGTGACGGCGCATGATGATTAGTTTGATCGGGTTCACACGACACCGCCTGGATGGTTGTCCTTGAGGTAGGTGATGAACGATGACGCATCGCTCTTGGTCAATGTTCCCAATGTGGTGATCTCACGGTTGAGATGCATCGAGGCGAGTGACAATGATTCTTCGGCGTTGACTCCCCATTCACGCAGGAGCGCACGAACCATTCCAATCTGCTTCGGTGTCGCAACATTGGTCATGGTTGATGCTGGCTGTACGACGACGGCTTCTTGGATTTCTGAGCCGGGGAATTCTTCTGTCCAGTCAAGTGTCGGTTCGTACGGCGGGTCTTCAACCCAGTCGGCCTCAACAATCACTTGCTGTGGCTCGGCGTTCGGTGCTGTCGTCGGCGGTGCTGCGGTCAGCACGGGTGCGTTCTGTAACGGATCAACGGGTGTGTCGTTCCATTCAACACCAGCGATAGACGATGCTTCTTCGGGCGTGTATGACAAGCCTGCGACAACATCTGCAAAGATCATGCGGCACAGTTCTGACGTGGCACGAGCCAACAACATCGCACGGGGGTAAGTCTTCCATGCACCACGGCCAGCCAGGCCAGCCTGCTGTGCATCTTTCATTGACCATTCGACTGTGGCTTCAGAGTCGTTGTCTGCTCGCTTGCCCCATAGGACAACCTTGTCGTTGCTCGCGAGCTTGACATCTAGGCGGTGTCCTGCACGGGCGACGAGCGCACGCATCAGTTCGGGAGCCATGCTCGGCTTGCCTTCAATGACATGAACGCTGTTAAGCGACTGCATCGGCCCTAGACCAAGTTCGTCGCCGTAAAGGATTGCAGCGAATACTGCTTCGGGCTTGCCACGGAACGCACTAGGTACGAACGGTGTGTTCGCAATCTTTTGTGCGGTCTTCCAGTTGACTTCAGCCGGGGTGAGTTGACGTGCTACTTCAATATTGGACATGATTCCTACTTTGTGATCTGTACGGTCTGACGACCATAGGTTGCTTCTGAATACTCTGAGACATCAATGCCCAGTTCTTTTAATGCGGTGACTCGCCAGCCCAGCGACGCTGTGAATGGGAGTACGGCTTTGAGTGTGTCAATCAACATGACAACATTGTTAATGCTGACTTCGCCTGTACCTTCGGGGTCAAGCGTTGATCGTGTGATGTGCTTCAGCAAGTCTTCCGATTCCCATTTGCGGGTGGAACTAGTGCGACGCTCGACCGTACCGACTTCGTCAATGAACATCTTCTTCTCAGGCATGAGACGGGTGATGTCATCTTCGGTGGCACGGATCAGCGTGTCTAGGTCAGCCTTAATATCTTTGAGATACAACAGACCCTTGAGCAGCTGAGGGTATTCCCCGGCTTTGGCAAGTTCTGCTCGACTGCTATCTGAGCGCATGATTGCGTTGCGTAGGCCGTCTTCACCTTGTCGCTCAAGCGAGTTGGTTAACGGAACTGGAACTATCTCTGTCATGGTTTCCCCTTTGTTTGGTTACCCTCACCGTAGTGGTGGGGTGTTGCACAGTAATGATTATGAAGTATGGGTGTATGAAAGTCAAGGCATATTTAAGTAAGCCCACGGTGACCAGCCCGAAGACTTCTGTAATGCGACAGCGAATGTCAGGTTTTTTACGGGGTCTAGCAGGTCTTCTCTGCCGAAACCGAACTCCGATAACCAGGCTTCATGCACCCGAAAAAATATTTGGGTTAGCCCGATGCAGTCGGCTGTTGCAGGGCCTGGTGCGGGAAGGCAACGACTCTCAGTCCACAGGACTCGTGACCATGTCGGCCAGTCTTCTTCACGGCCACCGACAGCGATGAGTGTCTCGTACCATTCACCACACTTGCCATGCATTGCCCGCGATTCGTCAATGAAATCAAGGGGATCTGATACCAACGGTACTTCTGTGGTTGTTGTGGTGGATGTGGTTGTGGTTGCTAGGTCTTCTTGCAATGCTTCGTGAGCATTCAGGATGACTGCTTGTGTTGTGACTGGTGCGAGCTGGAGCGTGGGAAGCGTTTCTGTTGCTTCTTTTGCTGTCGTCCCGCACGAAGACATAACGCAAATAATGGCTATTGCTTTGGTGATTTGCCGCATAATTTCCTTTGTTAAGGGTGACAGAGGCTCGTAGCCTTCAACATCACGTTTGTGTTGGCAACACCAAGTTTACTGAATGGTCACCTTCGGTCAAGTCACCGGGGCGAAATGACATTGTGAGCAGGGCTTACTTCTTCTGTTTTATGTTTGCTTCTGACAATGCGATTGCTAAAGCTTGCTTTGGATTGGTGACGACTTTGCCACCTTTACCTGAATGCAAACCACCGCTTTTGAATTCGCGCATTACAAGGCCAACTTTTTTAGGATTCGGTTTCATCATTTGCCTTTGAGTTTTCGACTCGCTGCGGCGTTGTCAACGAGGTTTGGATACGGGCGACCAGCTTTGGATGCCATGCTCTTAGCAAGGGCGATACCCTCAGCACCAAGTTTGCTTGACTTCTTATTCGGGTTCTTTGATTCCCAAAAAGGCTTCTTCACTTCTTGTCTGCTTTCTGCTTGGCGTACTGCTCCAGTAAACGACGACCCATAGATTTGGCTTCGGCTTCGTTGCTAGCACCCCAGGCTTTGAGTGCTAACGCCTTGCGTGTCGGACGACCTTTGTCGTCTTTCATTGGGCCTGGCGATCCGCCCATACGCGACAGGAACGATCCTTTACGGCGCATCTGATCGGGGGAAGACGGACGACCTTTAACCGGGGCTTTGAGTGTTCCGCCAGTCTGCGCTTTGTACGACGCTCGACCTGCTTCGTTGAGTCCACCTGAAGGGTTCTGACCTTCTTTACGTTGCCACGCTGGCGATGCCATGACTAGCTCATCGGTGAGGATGGCATTGGCATACCGCCACCCATTGGTGCGCCGCCCATTGACATACCGCCACCACGGGCTGCGAGGCGAGGCGGGAGCATTGAGCCACCTTCCATCATGTCTTCGCTAATCATGCCAGTACCTTGGCACATGGGACACGGCATCATTTCTGATTCGCCACCTTCCATGCCACCGCCCATAGGCATTCCGCCACCACCAGCCATACCTGAGGCTAGACCTGAAAGAGCGTTGCTATACATTGGGTTCATCGTCGGCGTTCCTAACTTCGATTCTGAGTCCGTCTTCTCCACAGACGTGCGGTGCGTAAAAGTCTAGCCTAACAACGATGTCAGGTGTGTCGTCGGGAATGACCCCCGCGTCTACGAGTCCGTCTATCCCGGCTTTGGCTGCAGGGAAGCAGGCTCCAACGTCTTGGGGTGACCTGCCGTTCTTGTGCAGGGGGGTGACCGAGATGTGGATGCGCTTCATTGGGGGGATGTCGGCTGCCAGTTCGGCGTATTGCGCTCGCCACCATTTGGTGTCGCTAGCCCTGGCTCCCCAGTTGTTGACCTTGCGTTCCTGGTTGAGGGTGGTGGGTCGTCGACCGTGGACTTCCAGTTTGTAGATCATTGCACCGACTGTAGTCGGGCGACAACCCTTCTTAGTCGGGCTTTCTCATCTTTTGCTGCTTGTGTTTCGCCTTGGGCGTAAGCCTTTTCGGTGTCAAACATTGGTGCTGGAATACCCAACGATGCGAGGATTGCACCGACACGGGCAAGGGTAGGGTTCAGTCGAGGTTCGGCGTAGATACCTTGGGTTCGTGCGGAGCCTTGCGGGTAACGGTTGCGTGTACCGATAGCCACATCTGTGCCGATCAGCCTGCCTTCGGGAGCAATGACGGGTATCTCGTTTGGCAGTACGGTTAGCACATTGCGGAATGGGCCACCGAAACGGTTTAATGCCATGTAACCAAGTTCGCCTGCAAGGTCACCTACGCCACGAGCTGAAGCACCTGGGCGACCCTCAAGGTAGCCAGGGCGACTCATGCCACCGTAAGGGATTAGGTTCTTTCCTGTGGCGTAGAAACCGAGAGCGTTCGCTGCATCTATCCCGGTCATGATGACTGGCGACGGGCGAGTAAAGGTTTGGCTGACTGCTTCAATTGGGTTGCGACTGAAGATCAGCGCGTCCGAGTACGGGTTCAAGAATCGGAAGTCCATGAAACCGAACGGCGTTGGGGTTTTGTCTTTCAACCAGTCCATCAGGTCTTTGCCTTCACCGCTGGTGTACATCGAACCTATGTGGCCGTAGAACAGAACACGGTCGGGCTGGTCTAGTACCAGTTGCGCAGCGGCCTTGTTAATGAATTTGATCCACGACCAAAATGGGAACACTTGGCGTAGCACGTTGCGTTCCCACGGTGTCATCTCTGCGAATGCGCCGAGTGTGCTGTTGGTTTCTTGTACTGCTTTGACGACAGCGTCATTTAATACTTTGTCATTGAGCAGGGTAATGGGATCAATTTCGTCAAGGGTGCGTCCCTTGCTGGCTAGTTCGGCTTCCAGTTTTGTGATGGCTACCGCAGCACGAGCAATAAGGTTTTGTGTGGCGTTGACGTTGAATGCTTTTTGACGGAACTTGGGGAACATTCGTGACGATATGCGTTCGCCTACTGGTCGAAGTGTTCCTTCGGTGATTGCTTTGAGTTCTGCGCCACGAAGACCACGAGCTTCTAAGCCTGCACCAACGAGAGCAGCAAGTACAGGGTCTGCCATTGTTTGGTCGGCCACATCTGATTTAAGTGTGCGAAGAATGCCGTCGCCGTCTACGGTGATGCGATTCTTGACATCTTGCATTGCCCGAACCATTTCGTTTGCCGGGATGTCTCCACGGATCCAGGCGTTCATGATGTTGCCGACGAGGTCGCCTACTTGCCAGCGCAACGAGAACGGGAGAACGACCGACTTCCAACCTTGTGTCAATTTGCCGACTTTGTCAAACACGCGGGTGACTGCCGACGGTGTTGTGTTGCCGTGGACTGGTTCAAATCGAGAAGCGATGGTGTCACGCAAGCCGATACGCATAGCGATGGTGTTGGCATCTACTGTCTCTGCGCCAACGATCTCTTGAAGTCCACCGACCGGGGAGTGCGATGGTACTTCGGGATCAAACTTGACTGGGCTGACAGGCTCGTACCCTCGTAAACGCAATTCACGAATAAGGAGTTCACCTGTGCGCCTTTTGAGTGCTGTTTCAAACTGTGGCGTGTTACGGGGAATGCCTTGGTTTTGTAGTTCGTTTATTGCAGCTTGTTGTAGATCAAGTACGCGCTGGATACCGACAACGTTGGATGTTGGGAGCGCAAATTCGGGCGAGGTAATGAATTCTTCGACCACGACGTTGCGTGAGAACTGACCCATGACTTCGTTGAGTTTGCCTGCCTGCTGTCCGACCGATGTCGCTGTCAAGCCTGTCTGTTTCGTGTTTTCGTATTGTGCTTTGACCTGGGGTGCAAGACCTTCGGAGCGCATCGTCATCGGGATAGCAACTCGTTCTGCTGCTGCCGATGTTGTACCGCCGGGGAAGTAGATCGGTGGTTCGGTTAATAGTTGCGGGCCGACTGGTCGATTGAGTTGTGCCTGCTGGTTGATGTCGCTTTGGGCGAGAACATTTGTTGCTTCGGTTTGTAACGGTTCGTTTGCTGCGACTTGTTCTTTGACCTGAGCAACTTTTTTGTTGATGAAGATTGTCTCGTTGAGTGCTTGCTGTTCTTGGTCTGTCAGTTTGTCAACAACGTATTTATTAAGTACGGGTTGACCACGACGCGTATTAGGCACGGTTGTATCAACAAGATTTCCTTGTGCGTCGCGCATTTTAACAACTACTGTTTCGGGTTCAAGTTTTCCGATACCTTTAAGGCGACCACGGACACGGCTTTGTAACAGTTTTTCTTGCTGGCGGGTTGCTGTCTCTACTGCTTTGGCTAGTCGAAGTACGGCTTTCTGTGTAGTGACTTTTTCTTTTTCTAATTTGGCACGACGGCTCAACAATTCGTTTGGTACTTTAGGTCGTACTTGTTCAACAAGTTTGCTGGCTTTGTCATTAAGACGGTTGAGATCAGCCTGTGCTTTTTGTGCAGCTTGTTCGGCTTTGGTTAGATCACGGCGTAACCCTTCAACGGTACGGGTGGCTTCTGCAAGTACCGCGCGATCTTCTAATTCGATCATGCGCTCAATCCACGGCAAGTTCTGCTGTGTAACGGTAGATGCTTCAATAGCCTGGTCAATGTTGGCTTGGTTGCTGTCGGCTAGTTCTTTACGAATGGCTTCTACGCTTCGTTGCTTGGCACGACCTAAGTCTTTTTCGGCTTGCCATTGTTCAGCCCAAGCACGACCCAGTTCTGCCATGAAGTCGCTATCTGATGCAAAGTCACGACCTGTTTCCATATTGAGCTGGTCAACAGCGACACCTTCGTCCATGACAGTACGGGAATTAACAAAGTCGTTGTACGCCTTCTTGGCTAGTTTTGGATCACCAATAGCCTGATAGACGGCACTTTCAAATGGCGCACGAAAGTCTTCCTGCATGAACGACATTGCGTTTGGGTCAGTCGCCAAGCCAATAGTCATTGTGCGCGCACGGCGCAACCGTGACGGCATCAAACTATCTACAAGACCTTGGGCGACAGCAAGGCGTTGTGTGGCTTCTTCGACTAGGCGGCGTTTGACCGCTTGCGCTGTGCCTTTGCTAACAAACTTGTCGCCACTTGCGTACTGGTCGTGGATGCGAAGTGCTGTCTCAAAGTCTGTTTGCAACCCTGCGATTTCTTCGGCAGTTAATTTGGCGTGAGCATCAAGATATGCCTGCTCCTGGTCTAACTGTTGGCGCACCGTGGCTTCGGCATCAGCAGTTTCAGTAGCGCGAGTACGAGCCTCGTCAAGGCTGACTTGTGTGTTGTCCAACTCCTGTTGCAGGTAGGCGTTGGCTTCTCTTTGACGGTCAACCTCGGCTTTGATCTCAGCGTCAACTTGGGCCATCTCGTCGGGGATCGCTTCAATGCGAGACAGGTTCGCTTGTTCTGCTTCTGTTGCGGCTACCAATTTGGGGGTGTCGCCAAGGATTGCCTGCGGATTTTCTGTAATCGCTATAACGATGCGTTGCATTTCAGCCATTTGGTTTATGGCATCAATAAGTTTCATGTCTACGCCTGCTTGACGTGTTGCCAAAACACCTTGTTCTTCTTGGAGTTTGGTGAGGCGTTCGGTTGTCAGTTTGATAAGGCTTGCGAGGTTGCGTTCCAAACGCTTAAAAGTTGATAGGTCAAACTGCCCTTGAGGGTCGCTGGCTTTTACCAAGGCTTTAGTGATCGCATCAAGAAAATTCTTGGGGATGATGTCGCTATGGGTTGACAGCAATGATCGCAGTCGTTCGGCAACAAAACCTATGTCGTCGTTCAACGCTAATTTGAGTCGGCGTTGCTCGTTTAGCATTGAGACGCGCATTGCTGCCGGGTAGATCATTTCGTTCTGCATGAATCGAGCGAGATCAGGGTTGGCTCGTAGCTCGTCAAAACCTAATTGAACCAGTTTGTATGCGGCATCGTAAGCGGGTGAACCAATATCGTTTCTAGCGAGAGTTACCCAAATGCCAGGCTTCGGATCAGCAAGGTCAATCTTTAATTCGGCAGCCAAACCAGGTGCGACTTGTTCAAGATATTGAACTGCGATCTCGTCTAACGCGTTATTTAGGTTTGCTATAAAACGACCCGTATATTTTCCACTTGCAAGTTCAAGCAATATATTGCGAGGGTCGGGTGTTGTCCCTGCGTAGGTGTACGGCACGGTTTCGGTTGTGTAGCCCGTGCGTGCCTGGCTTTGATCCCACCAAAATTGATTCCAGTTGCGTTGAATCTGCTGGTACACGTCCATTTGGATACGCTCAACTGGAGTCAAACGTCCTTCTGCATAGTCAATTGCTTTAAGAACAGCGAGTTCCGAATAGCCATAACCCATATCGGCAAGTTCAGGGCCGACCTGTTCGGGGGTAATTGCTTTAAGGATCTCCTGCATTGATTTGCCAGCACGAAGGTCGGCAATAATCCCGTTGACCTGACCTGTGGTGTACAGGGTTGTTGCGGGAGCGACCCAGTCAGGTGCAGGTTGTGACAGTACGCCTTCGGTGTCAGAGGCTTTGATGTCAGCTTTTTGTTTAATGATGTCAGCTTGAGCGTAAAGGTTTTGCGCCCGTTCTGTTTCGCCTGCTTTTTCTGCTGTTTGGGCAGCTTTGCGGACACGAGATTCTTGGGCCAGTAAATCGTCTACGGCTTCGGGGATTGCGCCCCTGTCTTTGAACCGAATGAATGTAGCCACAATTTGTGTACGGAGACCTTCACCTGCGCGTGACAGTTGGTCGATCTTCCCACGAGCCATCTTGGGCAAGCCAGTCTTGTTAAGGACGGCATCTCGTTGTTCTTCAAGTAACTTGATTTGCTCGCTGTTATCTACGCCAGTAGCGCGATATTCCTTTTGGAGATCAACGATCTTCTGCTGTAACTCCATCCATTTAGTGTTAGCGAATGCCCGTCGAGCGTCAACGGCTTCACCGTAGATACCTCGTAGTGGTGTTTCGGATACAGCGACACGACCGCCTGCTTCAGCGAGTTTCGGAAACCTTGCAGCGATTGGTGCTGTACTGAGTCCACGACCTGCACCACGGGCGATAGTTCCGATGGGCTGTTCGGCAAACATTCCTGCACCTGACACAGCAGAACCAAGTCGTGGTGCGCCAGCCTTTGATATTGCTGTACCAGCTTTGACACCGACGTTTCCTAGACCACTTAGACGGCCAGCCAGCACTACGTTGCCAACATCCTCGATCAACATATTGCCTAGCTCGCCTTTTCGCAAAGCCTGGTAGTAATCGAATCCCGGTGCGCCCGTGTCGTATGCGCCAAGTGTGGCTGTTTCGGCTAGTCGCGCACCCGTCGCTGGGATGCTAGTAATCATTGGTGCTATCAAAGGCATACTTCGTTGCAATGAATATGCAATCAGTTCAGTACCTTTAAGACCTAGTGCTTTACCTTTTTCGTAATCAACTTCTGTTCGGGAGTGATACAGATCTTCGTTGAATATGTTGGTTCCGATGCTAAACAATGCTTCGCCAACACCGCCGACTGTCTGTACGCCTTTGCCGATAATAGTTGGGACATTTTGAATGACCGTTGCAGGGAACTTGATGACATTTCCTACAGACGAGATCAGCCCACCGAGCAAACCTTTGTCGCCTTTATCTTCACCTGATGCTTTGACTGGTGCTGGTGCTTGAATGGGTTTCAGGTTGTACTTGATTGGTGCTGTCGCCGTTGCTTTTGGTACGACTGGACTTGACTGTTGTTTAGCAATGACTGAGTTGACAATGTCTTGTGCATTTGCCATGTCAGATCACCCGAATGCAATGTTGCTAAGTAGTTCTTCCAATATGCGAGCCGATACTGGGTCGCCTGTAGTGTTCAAATAGTTTTGCATATAAGCGTTGACTGCGTCTGCACCGCTAATACCTTTACCCATGTCGTCATAGACCTGCGTTGTTCCTGCTTGGAACTGTGCGAGGAAATTGGGGTCTGACATATATTGTCGAGCAACATCGGCATTGAGTGCAGAATTGACGTTGCCTGGTGCTGTCGCATATGCCGAATACAGTTCAGCGTCAATTGGTGCGTTGGCTGCGTCTTGTGCTAATTCTGCTTCTGTCCGTTGTTGCGACGGGGAACCCATTAGGGCTTGTTCGGCTTGTTGTTGCAGATACTGGTTCAGCCCTTCTTCACCAAGTTGGTTGTAAACAATCTCAGCCGGGGACATATTCAATTGTGGGTTCTGTGCAGCGAATAGGTCGGCTTCATCTTTAAGGGACTGAACATCAACGCTGGTGTCAAACAAGCCTGCTGCCAAAGCGGGATCGTAGCCATAACGGTTAACTGCGATCTGTTGGGCGAACTGGGACAATGGGGTGTTGGCAAAACCTTGAGCGACCGTTTCGTACGGTGTTACTTGCTCTGCGAGTGCTGCCTGAAGACCTGGTGTGAGATTGGTGGCAGTCTGTCGTTGTGCGCCAGCACGAAGCATTTCAGGGATTGTCCCACCTGTTGAGGGATCCAACATATTCATGCGTGTCATGTACGCACCGTAAGCATTGGCTTTGTTTTCTGCTGCAAGTTGTTCGGGTGTTTTGCCTGTTGGGTTGACTTGGCCTAACGCTCGACGAGTATCGCGAAGGTCTTCTTGCAGGATGTCAATTTCTCTGCCAGTTCCTTGGCGTTGCTGTTCGTATGCACCAATCCGTCTTGCGTAGCGTTTTCTTTCAGCTAGTCGAGCCTCAAGATCAGATATGGCAGGAGTCAAATTTTGGATTTGGACATTTCGGTTATTTGAATCCAGCATTGGCTGGTCAAATTGCGCTCGGTAAGTGGGGTACAACTTGTTCGTTCCTGCCAACAAGTCGGACGCAAACTTGCTTGTCAGATTCTGTTGATTTGTTGAGGCTTGTAAAGCAGCAAGATCACCAATACTTTTGGCTTGCATTGCAGCACCGAGGATCATCTGCCTGGCGTATTCACCTGATGGCTGACCACCGTATTTTTGACCGTAAGTGGCAGCTGGGCCACCTGCTAGTAATGCTGCGTAATCGACCGGGGATGTTGCCGTTGGTTGAGATACGGACTTGTATGTCGCTGCACCAGTTTTAGATAAACCGTTGTTGGCAACATCTACTACGTCTTCAATTGTGATGCCACGAGGGCCGATCTTGGGGGCCATCATCCAAACCTGTCTGCGTTGGTTGTACGTTGGAATGTCGGCGCAACTGCTGTTCCCGGTCGAGGACTACGGCTACGCATAGCGTTCATAGTTGCGGAATACGGTTCGGCGTATGCAGGTTTAGTTTGTCCACCGACTAATAATTTAAGAATGGCATCAGGATCAAAAGGTTGGTATGGCTCATATGCGCTATTACCGCCACCGCCACCACCACCACCTGATCTCTTTTCGGCTTGAGAACGAGCGAGCAGTTCAGGTAGACCGACTACATATTCCTGCATGGCTTTGGCACGGGACTGTTGGGTTGCTGCGACAGGGTCGTAAACGCTTTTGAAGGTTGAGTCAAACTGACTTAAGTCATTACCATATGGTGCAAGTCGAGCCTCAACACGAGCGCGCGCTTCGGCTTCAAGACGGGCTTTCATGTCTTGTACTTCTTGGGCGCGTTGTGCTACACCGAATGCGAGCTGTGCGGTCGGTGTTGAGAGATCAAATGCCATTAGCGGTTTCTCGCTGAAGGTGGGGTAATTCGTGTGGTTCCTGGTTTTGCATTTGACGAACCACCGCCAAATCCTGCTAACGCATTCCAGTTAACACCCGAAAGATCAACTGGCTTTGGCTTTTTGTTGGCTTCCATCATTTTGCCAAGCCCTGCAAAGTCCACGCCTGACAAATCAGGTGTTCGTGGGCCACGGTCGCGCATACCGTCGTACGCTGGGTCGGCTGGACTGCGATACATTGGAGCAGGGTCTGTGGTATCGCTACTACCACCATCACCAGTACCGCCAGTATTGCCAGTACCGCCACCGCCTGAGCCACCGCCAGTACCGCCTGCCATTAAGCCAGCAAGCCTTGTCGCTAGGTTGATGTCTTCGTTAGCGACGTTGTAATCGTAATTGGTTCGTGCGCTAGTGCGTGCTGCTTCTTCGGCTGCACTAAGTCGAGTGCGCGCTGTGCCTGCTTCCCCGGAACGCAAGATGCCACGAGACTCAAGGTTGGCGTTCAACTGGTCATTTGAGATGCCGTATTTAGTGGCAAGGTCGGCAAGATACTGCTCGTAGTCAGTAGTAAATTTTGCTTTATTAAGTCCGCTTTGCCGTCTGTACAGTTCAGCTGTTGCTTCGTTTGCCATAGATGCTCCTCAGAGTTCCTACTGGCTATCCAGCCTTCGGTCGTTTCTTCAATGGGATTTTAGCAGGAACAACAGGTTTAGTGTTGTGGGCTGGCCCATTGACATGATCTGACAATTCGTATCGCACCTGGCGAATGTCTTTGCGTATCTCTGATGAGACGAGGTCTAGTCGATCCATCACGTTCCCGTGGTCACGCTTGTTCTCTTTGCGACCCTTCTCTACGAGGATTGCTAGTACAGCGAAGACACCTGTAACGACAGCGACTAGTACCGCTTCCATCAGCCGAACATAGCCTTCCACGAGACAGGCCCGACGATACCGTCCGCTGCAATGTTGTGAGCCAACTGCCATTCTTTGACACGGTGGTCAGTCTTCTTCCCAAAGTCGCCATCGGTAATCACACCGCCAACGACTGCCTGGACGAGTTTCACAGCGTCCCCTTTGGAACCGATCTTTAATGGTGTCCCAGGGTACGCAAATGCTAAAGGGGCAGGGGCAGGTGCGCCAGCAGCGGGAGTTAGCGGAGAAGGACTTTCTCCCGCTGCCGTCGCGAGGTTCGCAAAGAATTCCTTGTAGTACAGGGCGTTCTTCGCGTGAAGGGGAGAAATCTCAAGGTGGATCCAGTCGCCACCGGGGGCAGACCCAATTGTGGGTTTGGCATATACCGTCCACGATTCACGGTCACATTTCCAGCCTCGACCGTGTGGTTGCGGGAAGTAGTCGTGTAGTTCTTCAATCTGTAGGGCTTCGGCGTGTAGCACTAGGAAGTCCAGTAGGGCGACAGCGTCGGCGTAGTTGCCCGATCCTTTCTTGCCTGACTTGCGCCATGAGAGGTCGGCTGCACGGCCAGTCGAATGGACTGACGGCTTCGGCTTTGACAGGTTGGCGTTGTTCATGTTGCGAACGACCCAAGTACCATTGTTAAACAAGGGGAATTTGCTACATAGTTGACGTACAAGTTCTTCTAAACCAGCTTGTTTGCCAGTTGCGTCGCCGTCGTAGCCTGTGTATTTGCGTGCCATTTCAGACACGCTAGCAGAAGAACTATCGATCTAGCAGGGTAGATGTGTGTATGAAGGCGTGTACCTTTTCGGGTAGCACTTCTTGTATCTTCTTGAATACTTCGTACACGACTTGTTCAGCACCTGAGATGGGTGGGACGACATCGCCATCGTGGGTGTCCATTCCTGGTATTTCGGGTGGCACGAAGTCTGTGTCAATGGTGAAGATGATGTTGGCTTGTACTAAGGGCATGGCAGGCTCCTGGTTATTCGGATGGTGGTTCTTGGCGGTTGCTCCGTGTGGCTACGATGCCGACGGCAGCTCCTACCAATGTATAACAGATCGGGCCGAGCATTTCAAGCATCGCTTTGTCATTGGGCGATTGAGCGTCAAGCGGCTGTACGACGAATAAAAGTCCAAACAGCATTGTGCAGACAATAAGTCCAACAATGATGATGAGTCCGATACCGACATAGAAACGCAGTCGAGCGTCTAGTTCGTTTTGATCCATGCGCTTTTTACGGGGCGGGATTGACCGTTGCGGTCGGGCATTCGGGTTTTCCGATGTTGGCTGGGTTGTCACAGGGATACCTATACCGATCTGAGCATTGGGATAACAAAGCGCAGACTAGCACCACGGTGGTAACTAATGCTGTCTTTACTGGCTTGGTCATGGGTTCTAGTTTAATCACGGTCTGCCATTGAGGACACGAAGAACAGCCCGACGGAAACGATGGAGATAACTAATGCCTGGGTTCGGGTTGTGCCTGACAGGGTAATCAGAACCAGGCCAAGTGACCCTGACATGATCGCTGATTCAATGACTGTTTTGACTGGCTTTTTCATTACGGCTTCTTTCTGCTTATAGGGGTGGACGCTGCGAAGGTGGCAGTTGTGACCGCTATAAGGGTTCTACGAGTTCCGACAGGTACGGTCGAGCCTGTTGGTACATAGGAATCAAATTGTCCGCCGAAGACGTTGACTGCTTCTTGGAACGCCTCTTTGACTTCAGCCGGGGCATCGGTTAAAGCTAGGGCGATCTGTTCTGCTTGTTCGTCGGTCAGTTCGGCGTTGGCAATGTCGTCTACGAGCTGGTTGATTTCTTCGGTGTCTAGGGTTGCCAGGTCTTCGGGGGTAACTGTGTCTAGGTAGGCGACTAGTTCTTCAGGGTTTGCGTCAGGCGGTGGTGGACTGTCGTTTGGTGGCGAGGTAGTCGTTGTAGGCGGCACGGTAGGCGGGGTGGAAGTCGTCGCCGTCGTTGTAGGAGCCAAAGATGTGGTCGTAGTGCTGGTAGTCGTCGTCGGTGGCAGAGTCGTCGTTGGGGGGACTGTAGCCAAAACGGTGGTGCTTCCAATAGTCGTTGTCGTCGTAGTAGAAGACGAGGTAGTTGTCGTTTCCACGGTGGTTGGTGGTTCCTCGACAAGGACAGTCGTTGTTGGGGCAGTAGTAGTAGAGGTCGTCGTCGGTTCCGTGGATGTTGTAGTTGGCTCCCATGTCGTAGTCGTTGTCTCCTGAATAGTGGTTGTGGTCGTTTCGGGCGGGACTGTGATTGGCTGTGATCCATTGTAAGACAGTTCGTATTGGATGTTCCATTGGATGCCGTCGCGCCACACGTCAGGTTCGTAGCAGCAGGTGGATGCCCGTAGGCGGTAGCGACCTGGTTGTAGTTCTAGGTCTATTTTGGATTGGAGTCCGATGTAATCATCGTTGGTGATAAGCAGTTCGCCTATCTCGTTGTAGAGCCACAGTTGTGGGTCGGACGGTAGGTCGCCTGACTGGTAGGTCTGCGCTAGGAATTGTGTGGTTGTCTCAAATTCGACCCAAAAATCGGTGGGGCGAGTGACAGTTATAAGTCCGTCTGCGGACGCGTGAGGAACCATTGCCATGAGGCATACAGCGAAGATTCCAAGGCGGGACAGATGTTTCACCTATACAGAATACACCACTACTTTTTCTTGTCGAGCAACTTTTCTAACGCATAGATAAGGGCAGTCAATTCGTCTTCTTCTTCACGACCTCGTGGTGTTGCGCGCTTCAGGTATTGCAGGGCTGTTTGTACCAGTTTTATTGAGATATTCATCGGTTTCCTCGGCCAAGTTAATGACCCTGACAACCATCTTGGCAGGGATATGGAGAACTGAGTCTACACAGCCATCTGCCGACCAAGATTGGGTGATTGAGACGTGACTACGCTTGCCACCAGCCTTGGTTGTCATTAAGAAACCGACAGACTTGACTTCGTACGGTTCGTTGTCCACAAGGTCTTCAATGCGTTCCCATGTGGATGTCCCGGCATGGGCATCGTTCCATATGACAAGTACAGGTTTCATTGCCCGTAATTCTTACCACGCCACATCGCCCATCCGTCGTGGATAGCGATTTGTTCGTAACAGAACTTGTTGCTTTCGGGGTCAAACGGGATGATGGCTAGTCCTTGTTGCCAGTCTTCGTGCTGGATGAGGGGTCTGCCGTCTAGGTCTACGCCACCTTTGGTGCTGGGGACTGCGCCGTCTATGCGAGCTAGGCAACCTGGGGATGCTGCGAGGATTGTGGATGGGCCGTCGTGGTCGTCTCTTGTGCGCTCTGCCCATTCTCGACGGTGGATATGCCCGTAGATTACGCTGACTTTTTGGGTAGCAAGGTATTTGTGTGCGGTTGATCCACCGCTAGCTACCTTGTCGCCGTGGATAACTTTGAGGTTCTCGGTGATCCAAATGTGGCTGGCAGGGTATCCAGGTAGATATTCCACGTTGGATTCGTCTAGTCGGCACAGGAACGGTACTGACATGACTGGCCATGATTCGGGTGATGATCCTCGTCGAAGACCAAACGCTGCGCTCGCGTTGTCAATCAAGTACCGGGGGAGTCGTTCTTCGTGGTTGCCTGCGAGCCATACGATCCGTGCGTCGGGTGCTGCTTCACGGAGTTCAAAGCCGAGCAAGGTGGCACGGTCGATGGTGGCTTGGGTGGTCTGCTGGTATGGGGCGGTCAGACGGTATTTGGACATTTCGGGCAGGTCTAAATTGTCTCCGACGAGGACGACGAGTGTTGGGTTGGCATCTTTGACGATGTCTAATGCGACCTTGATCGCTTGTTCGTCGTGTGTGGGTTGTAGTTGCCCGTCTACGCCTCTGTAGTAGCCGATCTGCATATCGGGAAGGATGGCACAATTACGCCACCCTGAGAGGGTTTTGGCGGGTTTGCGGGTTGGGAGTTTGACTGGTGGGCCTGGCTGGATGACTGGCCATTCGGGGCCTTCTGCCCATTTGGGTGAGAACTGGATTGCTGTCAGGTCGTGGAGTTCGGCTTCGCCTTCGTCGTTCTTGGTGAGCGACTGGTACAGCGAGACGCGCTGAATCTTGCCGACTTCGTCTAGGTCAATGCCGTTGCGGTCGAGTAGGTCTGCGATGCGACCCAGCGACAGTCGTTTGGTTTCGCCCAGGCGGTTGATGTCTTCAGCTAGTCCTGCCACAACAACAATCCCCTCGTCGGTGACGGCGTAGTGTCGTCGCTGTAATTGTGTGTCCCCGTTGGCGCAACGCTCGCTCAATGGCGGAGCCTTGGATGCCGTGGTCGTTCATGGCGGTTTCTAGGTCAACCTGGTCGGGTTTGTCTAGGGTGTCTAAAAGGGTTTGGTATCCGCACACCGGGACGTACCTGGCGTTGTTGATGACCGCTATCTCATTCAGCAGGCTCGGTTTCGACATTGGGTTCTCCTGGTGTGCTAGTACGGTCACTCTACCGAATGGTGGTCTTCGTGGGTGTGATGATCCCCGTGGGGGTGGTGTTCTTCCGTGGGCAACTGGTGCGGGTGGTGTGTTTGTTCGTTGGTAATAAACGTCGAAACTATCCATTTGTCGCCCGTGATCGGGACGCATGATTCGTGCGGGTGGGTGAAGGTTGCGGGGAATAAGCAGATGCGCCCAGCTTTGGGTTGTACGGATACTCCGTGTAGCGGGAAGTTTGTTTGACCACCGTATTCAACATCGTTGAGGTATATGACTGCTGCTAACACTCGTTCTGAGATAGCCGAATAAGGCATTGGGAACGAATCAACGTGGGGTCGGTAGTACCCAAATTTATGTAAGTAGCGTTGGACTTGGAAGCCCGAATCCCGAATGTCTGTCCATACGTCTAGGTGGCGGTAATTTTGTTTGTATATTGCGATTGCGCTTGTGAGGGCCGAGCAGACTTGTTCTTCTAGCCAGGAATCCTTTTCTGTCCAGTTCAGGTCTCGTTCTTGGCTGTAATGAAGGTCTTCGGTCAATTTTGTTTTGGGGTCAACTCCACCGAATGTTTCTCCTTGGAATGAATGATGCCAATGGTCTTTCATTCTTTCAATGAACATTTTGCATACTGACTCGTCGAGCAATCCATCAGCTACTTGGATTTGGGTTGCGTTATCTCCGGGGTATTTAATGTCAATCATTTGCGAGTCTCTCTTAGCCGTGTTCTCCAAAATTCTTGGCTTCTTGAAATCTACTCAGTAACCATTCAGAAAATTCTTCTGTTAGGTCGGGGATCAAATCTGTGGTTCGTTCTAGGGCGTTTGTTTTGCCTTCTAAGAACCTGTTGACTTTTTCATTCGGAACTGAATTAAGAATCCATTCTTTGATGTCAGAGGGCATATCTATAATCTCCAACATTTCTGTGGCACAGATTGCTATTTCTTCAGAGTTGTCTAGGTGTTTGTGGGCGTATTCCCATTCGATCAGGAATCTAAATTGTTCTTGAAGTGTGCGTGTCAGGGTGTTTCCACGCTGGGTTAGATAGAAATCTTCGTTGTCTGCAAACTCAAAGTAACAAATGAGGCCAGCAGGATGTGCGTCTACTACGACGAATAGTGCTGACAAGTCTTCTAAAGAGAAGTGTCCACCCGTAAGGTTGTTGGGTTCTTCTTGCAGGCCACAGTTGCAAACCCCGTTTTCAAATTTGTGGAATCCTCGTAGTGCCAATGATGCCTGGTAGTCGCACCGTTTTGTCACGTCGCTGGGTTTCATAAAATTTGTTGGCTGGTCTAATTTGGCAAAACCAAACAAGCCTTTGTTGTCTGTGTTGCCGATGATTTTTAGGTAGCCTTCATGGCTCCCGAATGCGTTGCCGATAGCCATGTTTATTGAAACCTTATGATGAAGACAACTTCAATTGTGTTAAGTAGGTGAGAGTGGGCTGGTGTTGACGCGTTGATTGTCGAGGCGTTGCCTGCTGTCAAGGCGGTGTTTATGGTTGCGTTTGGCGCACCTGGTGCGGTTATTGATGTGTTGGTATTGCCAGCGGTAAACGAGCTATTAAGACCGATAGTGGTGTTAGAACCCGCCGAAGTTGTGTTGAATGAGTGGGTGTGTGCTGCGCCTTGGCCGTCCGTGGTGTTGTTCGCACCTGTGTTCGGCTTGAAATAAGTATGAGTGTGGTTTGCTGAACCGTTACCAGTAGTGGCCGCCACACCGTGAGTGTGGTTTTGGGCGTTTCCAGCAGTAAACGAGCTGTTGACAGAACCTGCGGTAAGAACACCACCTGCATGGGTGTGAGTATTGAGTGTTCCTAAAGCAAGAGACGAGTTGACGGTATGCGTATGAACATCAACTACCGTTGCAGCATTGGTAGCGATAGTAGATGGGGGTGACGGCGTACCAGCCGTTCCTATTGGAATTCTTGTTGTGAAGTTTGGCAAGTTAAAGTTTGAACCCGACCCGCCATAACGGTATTGCAACGCTGCAAACAATAAGGGATAAAGCGAAGTTAAAACTGATGCTCCGTCACAAAGCACATAGTTGCTAGGTATTGAAGCAACTTCACCACCCCACATGACGATTCCACCAATGGGGTTTACGCCATTCAAGTCAACGAGACTGAGTTCAAGTTCCCGGTCACGGTTCTCGACTAGGTCACGCGTTGTTGTGTCCCAGGTCGTGATGTCATCGGCACGAAATGTGTACTGGAACGGCATCAGTCTTCACAGTTCAGGATCACACGCTTAATGGTGGCATCGGTAAAATTCAAAAATGGTTTAGCACCAAAACCTTTGACAGCATCGTTAGAACGAAATCGCTGAGTGACCGTAGCATTGAAACTGTTGTATGTACCAACGGTAAGAGGTTGTGATGATTGAACATAACTACTGCCATTTTCAGCTGTATAAAGATCAACAATGCCCGTTGGGTTGATGCCAGCAGAAATTGCGGGCGTGTAGCCAGCTCGTGGATAAAATTCCACAAAGATTTCTTTAATGGTAAACGGTTTTGAATGCCAATATTCGGAAAGCGTTACGCTTCCTTGAGCTGAAATCAAGGATGTTGATGCTGTTGTTACATATTGAAAATCATTGTCTTTATTGACAATGTCTGCAACATTATGAATATAACGAGTTAAAACAACGCCTGGTTTTCCAACTGGATCAACTGATGCCTCTACTGATGCAACTAGGTAATATTCATTTAACGAACTTGGGCCAGCCCGACCTATACGGTGTTGGTTTGCGTAAATGCTGGTTTCATTTGCATCTGCGCTATACAGCCTGACCCATGTGCCGGGAAGCGTTTCCGCATAGCAATATCCATTACGCCATTGGACAATAACTCGACCGTCATTGACGACACCTATGATGCCTTGTTCAACGCCTGTTGGCTGTGACTGGATAACGTCGTACATTGTCATAGTTTCAACGGCCTGCACATTAGAACCAGTAAGGCGATAAATGCGACCATCGGGTGACCCTGATAATGCTTGGTCTAGGAAATAGGCGTTGCGACCGACTACTACAGCGTTTCGCATACCTTCAGCGATGTTTGTTTGCGGAACGATCAGTTGGCTAGTAATTGATGATCCGAGTACGCCCACAAGGCTAAAGACCCCGGTGTCGCAAATAACTAGCAAGTCGTTTGTTCGAGGCAAAACATTAAGAATGTTGCCGTTGAACTCGTAATAGTTGGCTGTTGACCAGGTCGCAAAAGTGGTATCTGAGTAGTACAGCCGTTTGCTGGTTGATCCCCATGCGACTAGGCGGTATCCATACAAAGCTATGTCCGTAATAGCAATGCCCGATAAAGCAGATGATACGAGAGCATTTGTCGGTGTCGCCCCAGCTAGTACCGAGTAAATGTTTCCTGTAGTTGCTGCGTAATAGAACTTTGTTGCTGTCGGTTCGTATGCAACTTTGCCTGCAAGTACGCCTGTCAATGTGGTGGGAACAAGTGGGTTTGGCGATGTTGAGGTTGTAATTGGAAATTTAGTCCCGTTGTTGACATCGGGCGTTTTAATCATTCGGGATGTGCTTGGTAGCCAGTTAGCAAAAACATATGAATCTACGCCAATTACCCAATGGTCAAAGATTTTGATGTCAACACTTGCGGTTGGTGCATAGTAACTAGCTTGAAGTGATCCTGATGGAATCAAATTACCATCGGGAGTAGGGATAACGTTCGTACCTTGCCACTGGTTTTTGGGCCAGTTGTTGGCTTTGCGACCCATGTACTGACCACCCGAAAAGTCGTCATAGGTGATTTGGAATGATCCCATGCCTTAACTCCAGGCTGCGTCTGACATCGCCCGTGAAAACTTGATACGACGCTGGATGGTGGCACGGTTGTCGTCATTCATTGACTTCAAGAAGTTGCCGTACTCCTGGAGATACAACGCTGCACGTTGCTCGTCCTGTCGGCGCGCCGAACATAAGTGGCTGGCGTAAGCGACAATGCACTTTTGGTATACGACAGGCATTAATGGTGACTTGGTATCGGGAGATGCTTGTGTCGAGAGGGCTGGTTCGCTTCGGAAGTAGTACAGCGTTCCCGTAGTTGTCGTGGTTGGGATCGGCGTGATCTTGACAGCGTTGCCGTAAACCAGCCAGCCGTACGCGTTCATGTCGGCATTGGGGTCTAGGAATGTGTCTAGCGGAAGTGGTTCGACCGGGGAACCGTTGATGACGAGCTTGTTGGCTCGCATAAAATCGGATGGTAGTGCCGCGTCTCCGTCGGTCGTATCAAACGATAGTGGAGCGGTTGTGGCTAGCCACCACCAGTCACGCTCCATGCTGACACGATTAAGCGCATCATCAATAGAAGTGTTGACATAATCGTTAGTGATAAGCCCGTCAAGGCTGTTGTCCGAGCCATCAGAACGAATAGCCAGTCGATCTTTGACAGCAGTACGAAGTTCAAGCAGGTTCATATTTACTTGCCTTTCCCGTTCATGCTAATACTGCGTTTAGTTGACCCACCCAAGTGGCCGACATCCTTAACCAATGCCCAATGCAACTTGTCTGCCAATTCTAGTCGCTTTTCTTTCTCGACTGTTTCATGTGCATCCCGAACGGCCTTATTCTTTTTCATTAGGTCGTCGTGAAGTGCTTTGCCTTTTTGCCAGTCACCCTCAATCAACTTGACGATCAGGCTATGGTCAGCTCGGTGGTGTGAGCAGGCGACATACGGTGTTCCCATAGCGTCAATCATCCACACTTCAAAACGACCGATGACGGGGTTGAACATGAGCGATGCGGTTGGGTCACCACGCCAGCCCGACTCATCACCTTTTTGGATGCGGGTCGCAATGTCATATACATCAAAGGCGACTTCAGCCATTTGGCTGCCACCTTCGACTTCTCCCATGAGGTTTGCTGCGCGAATCATGGCAACACTATATACAAGTTCGGCTAGTGCAAGGCGAAATTGATTGTTCCCGTACCAGCGGAAATAACTTTAATAACAATGCCGTTACCATTCCACGGGAAATCGGTTGAGTTGTTGTTGTTGAAAATGCCGATGGTGTTGTCACCTGCGACTGTCGGCGTTGCCGGGGTCTGACCTGGTTGAGCAGTCGTAAAATAGATAGGTGTGGTTGATGTTTGCCAAACGTGCAAATAGTCGCCAGTCCCAGTCAAAGTGATTGTGTCTACCGTGTTGGCAACAAGTGTGATCGTTTTAGCGGAAGAAGCTGAGTAGGTAGCCATCGTAAACCTTTCGTGGTGATCTTGAAATTATATACGAAAAAGCCAGCCACCGTCGAAAGTGGCTGGCTCGTTCGTTTGTTGGGGGTTTGGTTTATGCGCCGATTGCCAAGAAGCGTACTGTCGTTGCCGACATATCGGTTGTGTTTGGCACTTCAATAAATGCGCTCGTTGCTGCGGTCTGACGGTACAACAACACTTTAGGTGCTGTCAATGAACCATCCCACGTTGGCAAGTAGCCGATTCCAGCGGTCACGATGAGGTAATCAAGTCGTGAAAGACCTAACTGCGCCAAAGTGACTGCTTCGCCACCTGTCGGGTACGAGCTGTCAAAAGTGATAACACCAACGACTTCTTTACGCGAGCCAGGTACTTCAGGGCCAGTCGTGATACTGACTGAAGCTGCCATCAGATAGTCACCTCAGTGATGTCCTTGATGACGAAGTGGGCGTTGCGCTGCTTGCAAGCAAGTTCGCCGTAGGCGTACAAGGTTGCTTCGTAGGCATCCACGTCAGGCTTACGGTTCATTACTGCACCGTCAAGATCCATGAACTGGAATCCGTCGCCAACCTGGTGGTAGACCAACACGTCGGGGTTGATGCCGTACAGGCGGTTGTTCGGGCAGTCGAAGTCTGCGTAGAGGGCGGTCGGTGATTCGTCACCCTTACCGCTGACAGACGGGCTGTAGAACTGGATACCTGCGTAGCCACCCTTGAGTTGGGTCTGCTCCATGTTGCGCTTCAACGAAAGCAACAAGTTGCTGATTGCCAAGTTGACACCTTCAGCCGAAACCAACAACGAAGGCTTCTTGCCTGAGTTGGTCAAGGTCTTCATAATGGAGCCAGTGATGAGGGTTTCGGTGATTGAACGGTTGGTTCCGCTGTTGCTGTTCACGTATGACTTCCACTTCGGCTGTGACGAAGGGTTGATCGTGTGCAGGATTGCGGTGTCGTCAACGATGGTCTGAAGACCAGTTAATTCGATCTGACCGTCGCCAGGCTGACCTGTGTTGCTGGATGCTCCACCTGCACCGCTACGGAAGACATAGTGGCTGGAAGTGGTAGAGATCGTTGCACCTGAGATGGTGATCGTCTTGTTGGTTTCGTCAACAGCAGTAACGGTACGAGCTGATGCGATGGTCGTCGGGGATGCGACGGTTCCGATGTCAACAACCATGCCACCGTCAAAGAACAACTGGCGGAGTGCGGTTGAACCTGTGGTTGAGGCAAGAACGACGGTTGCCGAAGTGGTGGTCGTACCGCATTGTGCGATAACGCCGTTTGACGTACCCCACAACTGACGGTTGACATCCTTCATTGCGTCCTTCTTGATGCCTTCCATTTCAGCGTCCAAAGCATCAATGAAAGCACCACGGTCGGTGACAGCCTGCTTGATGGTTGGGCCTGAAAGTTGGATGCGTCCGTAGACGTAGCGGACGGGAACCGGGACGGTTGCGTACGACTGGTTTGCTGCGGTTGGCAAGGTTCCGTTTTCGGCTCGTGCGCCTACGCCACTTGAGCGTCCGAGGTGGACGGCGTGACGGGCAATACGACCCTGGACGGTGTCTTTGCGAGTTTCAACCTGCGAGAGAATGAAGTTCGCCTCGTTAAGGTTGTCGAGATATTCCTTGTAGTCGTCCTTGAGAATGGCATCGACTGTTGAGAGTGTTGCGGGCATGATGGGTTTCCTTTAAGAAAGTGAGTGAATGTGGGAGTTCACAACCTTGTCAATGGTTCACGCCATCCAGCGTTGCCTTGCATCTTCCGATGTTATGTGGTTGTATGTGGTGCGCCTCATCCGAGGTACAGACGAAATGCTACACCACTACAACACCTGTTTGTCAAATGGCTAGCTCAGACCGTTCTGTTGAAGTCGTGCCATAGCCCGGTCACGAGGACTCAAGTTTTGTCCTGCGAGGTTTGTTGAGGCTTGCCCATTGACGATGGGTGTCCCCATTTGGCTACCTGCCTCTGAACGCTTCGCTGCGATCTGCTGGGCCTGAGCGAGAACTTGATCTTCCATTTCGCGTATTGCCACGGAAAGGTCAAGGTCGGATCGGCGGGATGCTGCGACGATTGCTGCTGTCGCCAACGGCGTATCGGGTTGAAGTCCATGTTGTGCGAGCGTCTCCTCAATTTGTCGTTCGTACTGTGTCTGCACCTGAGCTTGGGCAAAGGCTTGCATTCTTTGCTCGACCAGTTGTTCAACCTGACCAGGCGTTAGACCTGCGGATTGACCGTCTTGAACTGCTTGCTGACCGATTGCTGCTTGCGCTTGGGGGCTGATGTATGTGTCGAAACGTTCCCCTGCGAGGGTTCGGGCGTTGTCAACCATCCAACGGACGGCGGTATCGGTGTCTCCTGAAGCGAAAGCTTTAGCGAATTCTTGCACGGCACGAGCGTCGTCGGGGTGCATTTGGGCAAATGTTTGTGCAATCGGCTTGTAGCGTTCGCGTTCTTTCACACGGTCGGCTACTTCCGCACGGTATTTGTCTTCCCAATTGACATCGGTGGAACTGGCTTCTGAACCTTCTAATGGTGCAGAATCCACTGCGCCTTCGGGGTTAAAGTCGGTCATTGTGGTGGCATCTCCTGTGGTTGTCCTGGCTGGCCTGTTTGTGCTTGTGGAACCAATGAGCCAGGTGCTTCATTGGCTTGCGGGAGCATTTCTGCCCCCGGCATCTGTTGCTGTGTAGCGAGTTGTGCTGCTGCTTCGTCGGCTGCAAGTTTTTGGTGCGCCTGAACATGAACATCAATTGCTTGTCGAACATCGGGTGTTGCAAGTTCGTATGCAGGTGATTTGCGTTCACGGTTGTGTTGGGCGATGTGCTTGGCGTGATCGTCAAAGTCTGACGGCATGACAGGCGTGGCTTGCATGAGTAGACCATTTTCCCATTCGGCTTTGGCAACATCGGGGTCGGATGTTGTGAGGAAACCTTTGGGGTCGGGCAGGTCAAGCAGTTTGGCAAGCGATGCACCATCAATGTTTTGAAATGCTGCGGGGAATGTTTGTGCTAGCGATGTAATGACCGATTGTGTAGCAATCTTAGATCGTGGTGCTGTTGCATCCAACGGGACTTTGACTTGGGGTGTTTCGTCAATATCTTCGGCTGTCCATTCAAATTGGACGGTTGATCCTTGCTGGGTTGTGATCGTTTGCGATTTAACCATGCCTGATTGTTGAGCGTAGGCACGGTATAACTGCAAGGTCATCTGTCCGATACGCGCCCACAAGGCTGATTGGTTTCGTGCCATCGGTGCGAGTGGTGTGTCGTCTTTTTCAGCAAGTACCGATAGGGCAAGACCTGAGTTGCGGTCACCAGGGGCTTGACCACGGGAAACAGCATGAGTGAAGAAGATGTCGTCTAGTTCGGCTTCTAGTTGTGCTGCCTCATTGCTGATCCAGCGGGGAACTTCGGGTGCTGACTGCCAATGCGGTTCGCCTAGCTCGGCGTTGTACTCAAGTACGTCGGCAGGATCGGTTGTAATGGTGTCAGAGTCTTCAATTGATCCTGCGGGAACCATGAGTCGAGCGTTTGCTGCTTTACGCATATGTTCAAGGATTGTTGAACGCGCACGGTTGTAGGCGTATTGAATGTCTCGTGCCGGGGTGAGAAGTGTGTTCCCGACCCATGTACGAGGGATTTTACGCTGTACACCGATAGCGATGTTCAAATGGGGGAATGGGAACGGCCAGCCTTGACCGTCTCCGTATGCGTAGACCTGCTTGTGGTTTACAACATGGACGACGCAACCAGGGGTTCGGTTCGTTGGGCGTTCGTAGTAGCAGTAAACGAGTGTCAACTGGGGCGGTTGACCTTGTGGTCGACGTGACAACAGGGTGCGATGGCGTGAAGATAACGATGCTTCAGCGTCGGGTTGCGGTTCCCAGTCAAGGTTGTAACGTTCTTTGACCTGCTCAGGTGGTAGGGCGACGCATTTAATCCAGTAGCGAGCGTCATCTACGGACGGGGAACCTGGTTCTAAACAGAATTCGCTGATACCTAGCGGTGTGAGTCGTACTCCCCCGGCAGGAATCGGGACTGCGGTAACAGGGTCGGTAGCAACAATCTTGCCAAGTTGCGGATCCCATTCAACAGAAATAGCTGCTGATCCACCATAAAGGGTTTGTAACAGATGTTCTTCACGAATTTCTGCCCAGTCTTGTTCGTGGGCTTCCGATAGAAGCAGTTGTTCTTGTAGACGTTGGCGGCGAGCTGATGCGTCGTCTGTTCCTGACGGCTCGACTTCCCATACGAGTGGGGAGCGTGTCATGCGAGATAGAAGGTTTGTTGTGCGAGGCCCAAACTTATCTACAGTGATGCGCGTGTACCGTTCGTTGTCGTTGGCGTAGTCCAGTTCTTGAACGATGTTGCGGGTTTGATCCCACCAAATCCATTGTTGACCGCTGTTGTAGGACGCGTTCATCCAGTAGTCGCGTCGTTCTTTAAGCAGGTAGCGGTCAGCCTTATTCCATAGGTCTATGACTTCTGCTGGTTTGGGTGGTTCCCAAGGTTTCATGGCCCTACGCCTTCAGTTGGTGACTGCCACGCTGTGCGTGACCGGGGATTGACTTGTTCTTTCTTGACTGGTTTGGAATGTTTTTCGGCTGCGATAACAGCTGAAGGATTCTTTGCCAACAATAGATTAGTCAATCTACGGTTCTCGCGTAACAAGATGACCACTATGCCCGATAGTGCGACCAGGCTTAGGACTGCGATAATCACAGATCACCAACAAAATCAGTATCTATTTCGGGTTTGGGGGTGTCTTCCCGACGAGGACGACCACGCTTGCTGGTAAGGGGTGAACCTGCTACATCGGGCCGTGCGGAGCCTAACGGCGGATCATCCTCGTCGAGTTGACTTGTAGGGCCTGCCTGCTCTACAGGTTGTGAGTCTACACCCACAATTGCTCCTGCGATCAAGGCAAGGCGTTCTTCTGCTATTTCGGCTCGGTCACCCATTTCTTTGGCGACTCGTTCCATTGCTGCGAATTCTCCGAAGCGACGCATTTCTACGGCGCGGGCTGGTGCAACCATACGAGCTAGTTCTAGCGCACAGTCGGCACATATGTAGAGACGGGTGATTGCTGATGGGTTTGCGTCTTCGGGACTGTTGTGTCCGTCTAGGTCTAGTTCCATGTCAATGATGGGTTTTGCGACCCCTCGACATATCCAACAGCAACCGGGCAAATAATTGTAGTTGTCAACGATTCTCATTACCATCTCCGCTTTTTTGTTTTGTCCAACTTCTCCATGAACCTTTGTACTCTACCCTCTGCATCATATGTGGCGTGTTTATGCTTGCGGGTGATTTCGTTGTACGGACGGCAGGCTAGCAGATAGCGGAGTGCGTCTACTGCATGGTCTTCGTCGTCGGTGTCAATGTCTTCTATTTTGGTTTTGTCGTGGCGCATTGCGGGCAGGGTACGGAGTAGATGCTCGCAGGTAGAGAAAATTTTTAATTTTGGCTCGTCGTTGATAACGCCTGGTTGTAGGTAGCGGTGGACGTTTTGCCATCCTGAGATACGAGCGTTTTTGGCTCGGCTGGTGGAGATTCCTAGTGAGTTGTATACGCCTGCGACGGTTTGTCCTAAGCCTTGGACGTTGCTGTAGGTGGATGGGTCGATGACGGTGGCGGTGATGCGTTCGTTTTTGCCGTCGCTAGTTTTGGACATTTCTTTGATTTGCATGGCTTGTTGTGCTGCTGTCAAGTTTTTTTGGTATGCCTCTCGGTAGACGTAGCAGGTTCCGTCGGCTGGATCCCAGGCTCCCCATAGACAGCAGTAGGGGTTTGCTGTTCCGAAGTCGATTCCTCGGTAGCGTGGCCATTCTGCTGGGATTTCAAATGGGGTGACGACGTGTATATCTCGGTTGAATTCTGCAAAGTATTGCCCGGTGAAGGTGTCCCAGTCGCCTAACAGTTTTTGTTTGCGTTCTGTTTCGGGGAGCATGGACAAATGTTTGCGGTATGTGGGGTCAATGTGGGGGTTGTCGTCCACGGTTGACGGTACGAACGCGACGATGAGGTGGTCGGTGGGGTCGTGTGGTATTTCTAGTTTGTCTATCTCTGCTGGGTCGTCGGGGAGTTCAACTCGGCGTACTACATCAGGGTTTTCAAATCCGTCGCGCACATCGTAAACAACAGCGTATTTACCGTGTTGGGTGGGTTGTACCAGCATTTTGTATAGGAATGTATGTCCACGGTCGCCAGGGTTTGTTGCGAACATAACGTGGGTTCTTACGCCTAGCGCAGTCATTTTTCGGCTGGTTCGGAGTCGGCCCGACATCATAAGCATCTGATAGGGGGTGAACTGAGTTGCTTCGTCAAAACCGATGAAGTCGTACTCGGCGGACATATATTGACCGACATCTTCGTCGCGAGCGCAGAATCCGTATTCGATGACTGATCCGTTGCCGTACCACCAGGCTTTAACGTTGTCGATGGATCGTAGGGCTGCATCTACGTTCAGTTGGGCGTATCGGACTTGGGATCGGATGATAAGTGATCGTCGTAGCTCGGGGAGTGCGGTACGCACGAGGAGTGTGCGATGACCGGGGTATTTGGCTGATAGTTCGTGGGCGTGGTAGGCGAGCAGTTCGGATTTGCCACCACCAGCTGCACCACCGTAGAGCAACCAGTCAACCTTCTTGACGAGGGCGTGGGCTTTCTCCTGGCGTTTGTTGCCTGTCAGTTTCCATGCTTGTAGGTCTATTTCTAGCAGTCGAAGGTATTCGTCTTGTTCTGCTGCTGTTAGTTGACCAAATTCGTCGTCTGACAGGAAGTTCATAGTTCGCTCATGGTGCGACCCGCAAACCGCTTGTTAGCAACTGGCAGGTTGTTTGCCACGATTCCGATCTTGTTGCTTGGTGCGACGACTGCCAGTAGGTCATTGTCTGACTGGTCAAAGTATCCCGCTGCTTCTAGTGCTTCTTTGGTGGGGAAGACATCGGCGTGGCGATCTTGTTCCCGGTCAATCATGTGGTCTTGTTTGCCACCGTAGGAGAACGCAATACGAAAATTTTTTGGTATGTAGTCAGCTTTCTTAAACATCTCTACTTCTTTGGTGTATGCGTAGAAAAGAATGTCGTCGTGTTCGTATGCAACATCTACCCAATCATTCAGATACTTAGGGCTAAAGAAGTCGCCTGCATCGTGGATTCGGACAGCTCGTCCACCACTCAAGGCCCATTGGTGTAACCATTGATCGTTTTGGTCATGCGGAAGGTCGTGTGGCTTACCTGTGGGTCGAAACCGTTTATGGTCTAGTTCAATAGCCATTTCTTGCCACCAACTGTCATTACCTAGTACATACTCAAGGTTTTGTAGGTGGCGACGGCGCACGTTAGAGAACAGGTATGTTCCCATTTTGGCGTAGCAAACACGGCCACAAGCACCAGCGTTCGGGCAAGTGTTGAACCAGGAGCCGTCCGAAAGTTTCAGAGTGTGCGCTGGGAGTGTCCAGTTCCACACACCAACTTTGCGTAACTCGCTGTTCTGTGTCAATAAACGGTCAGGTTTAGTTGTCATCCGCTATTTCCATCCCCTATTGCTCGCAAGCCTGCTTCGACACGAGCTTTCGCTTCTGATCTTAACTCCTCTAAGCGTGACAATCGGTCTTCGGGGTTCCCGGTGCGGTTCTCGTTGATCGTTGTTGCTTGACCTGACTCCAATCTGAGGATGTCATACCAAATCTTCGCCACCTTAGTGGCTTCTTCGGCGGACTTGATCTCCCATTCGTTGCTAACTAGGCGTAAACCGAGGTCAACAATGATGGATTGCGCCAATTTGGGGAGAATTTCTCGTGATGCGACCCCTGAAGCAAGCAGATCTTGCCCCAAAACCTTCAATTGTTCGGCTGACTTGCGTCGTTCTTCCTTTTCCAGCACCTTTTTGACCCGAACTTCTTCAATGTCGGCTGCACGGGACGCTCTTTTGGCTTGTTGAGCCTCGCCTTTAGAAATAACGACGATCTCATCCATGTTTTCGACCACACGAGTGGACTTCGCCTGGGTCGGACGGCGACCTTTGATACCTTCAATGATGTCATCTGCGTCATCGAACGCTTTACGCATCGTCATATGAGGTCTTTGCCTGATGTCAGGTCGTGAAGAGTGGCCCAAATCTGCATTGCGAGCGAACCAACCGACTGCGTAGCGACCATTTCGCTTGCTGTCAACGAGTTCACGTCATAAGAACGCTCCGCAAGCTCAACAATGTGCGCTGCCGCACAAAAAGCTGCCTTACACATATCAGGTGTCAGGAAAATCCCGGCGGACTCCAACGCGAAACGGGCTTGAGCGACCAGCGCATCGTTACCTAATCTTGTAACAGTCCGCATCACATCATCAACAGTTGCCATATCTTCTCCCAAATAAACTTTGTCCTGTTACAAAAACGGACACTATCACCATACACCCCCATGATATTGTCATGTCACCGAACTTACGAAGCTTGAGCCTGTCGGGATGACACGCCAAGCGGAACTCGCCCGTAGTAAGCCTGTCTAACCAGGAGCGTAGGGACATTGTGACCTGAAAGGGGGTTCGGATCCCATGCGTGGAGTCAAGCCAACAGTCGAATTGGATGCCAGCCAGTAAGCCGTGGGTAGGTAGTTAAATAATGAAAACGAGTGAACATCGTTAAGGTTCGGGAGTTGGTACGGTGTAGGGCCGCCAACGGAAGGGTATTGGCTCAGACCTTTAGGTCAGAGACACCACAAACCACAGACGTGACCCATCACGAATGAGAACAACGAACTTCGACACCTGCAAGGTGGCGATGGAGAGGCGTTAGCCGCCAACGGCGGAATGCCCTTGACCTTGACCTTCCATCAGTTGACCTACCCAGCGAAGCTGCCAACGT